CTGTAGCTGACTGTTACGTGTGTAAATTGCATATTGATCTAATTTTGCATAATATGCCTCTAACATTAATTTATCAAGTGTGCGTTTTTCACGATCACGTTCTACAATTTGTTTTTTTGCATTATAGTGTTCCTCTATACGCTCCTGTCGTAATCTTACTTCATTATTGTAAGACGTGTTAGGTATGTTGACAGGAATAGTATTCACACTAGTCAAGAACTTGCTCCTTCAATTAGTTTTATATTTTGAGATATTTTCTTATTAAATTCTTTTTCAGTTTGGTCTGCAAATAACCCTTCGCTTAATGCTCTACTAAAACTTGCACTCATGTCTAAGTTTTCTTTAAGTTTTTTGCATGCAGTGTCAGTATCATATCCTCCACTTAGCCCAACAAGTTTTCTAACTTTTTTATGTTGAGAAAGAGAATGGTAAGTATTAGCTATTTCTGGTATAGTTAGTTTCAATATTACTTGCATTCCTCCTTTGTAATGCTCTAAATACATTTTTAATTCTTTAAATAATAATTGTTCTAGTTCTTTTTTGTCAACATGATGTATAGGAATTTCAGGTTCTATAATAGGAGTAAGTCCTGCGTTAGCAATCTCAGTAGCATACATAAATTGCTGTTGAACAATAGGTCCTAAAACTTCTTTTGTTTTTACAATACTCCTCATTTTAGTACCAGTGCAATCATTTTCATGAGCATATTGTACTAATTCTTGCACTCCGTTTGATGTAGGTGTATGGAAAGGCTTCATCAATCCTGATTCTTCGCATCCTCTATCAATTTTTAAATAAGATTCTATTCCTTTTGCTCTCAAAACTTCTGGCATTCCTTTATCTACAGTATCTTTATAAAGGATTGCCGCCCAGATATTATCACTTGTAAAGTCCGGTGAGTTTACCATACGTAATCGCATAGCATGTACTTTTTCCATTTTATTTTCTTCTGTAAATTCTTGCTCGTAGCGTTCTAAAACACTGCCTGTAGATCCACCACTATGGTCCATTGCCGCTATAAATTGCATTTCATTCCTCCTCTAAAATATAACTAAAATCTTTACCCGGATAGGGAATAAAATTAAAGTTAATTACGCATCTTGTTTTTCTATCAGTATGCGTTGTTCCTGTGTGTTTCCATTTTGCAGGAAAAACTAGTAGTCTATTTGCTTTACTTTTAACTGGTTTTTTGCTCTTATTTTCAAACCTAGTTTCTCCATTATTTGTATTTAAGTAATAGATAGCAGTCAATGCTCCTGGAACATGTGTATCACTATGGTATCCGTGTTCCACTATTGCATCTGCTCTAGGAAGTAAATTAGCTTTTATTCTGATAAGCTGTAGAGGTTGTAAAACTTCAAAAAATCTCCACATCAAGCTAAATGTTTCTTGGGTTGTAGTTGGTCCCATACTTTCATGAATGTTATGTACAAATTGTATTTGATAGTCTTCGCTATCTAGAGTTTTATCATCTTGATCTACAACTGATGTCTTATAAAACCATGGAAATGCTTCACCATACATGATATCCTTAAGCTCATTATACTGTTGAGTTGATAATATATTATCTATTACTTTCATTTAAAATCCTTGTTGTGCTATGTCCTTCTACAGTTGGAAAAATAACAACTTTAGCTAAATGATTTCCAACTACAGTGTCAAATGTGTAATCTCCTCCCTTTACAATAATATCTGGCTCTAATTTGGTAATTACTTCCAATGGTGTATCTTCGTTAAAAACAATTACATCATCTACAAAACCAAGCTCTAAGAGGCTTTCCTTGCGGGTGTCTTCGTCGTTTATGGGTCTTAAATCGCCTTTTAATTTTTTAACACTAGAATCGCTGTTAATACCCACTATAAGTCTATTTCCAAGTGTTTTTGCATAATTTAATAATTTTAAATGCCCAACATGTAATATATCAAATACACCGTTAGTAAACACTATAGTATCTTCTACGTCTTCTTGTTTTAAGATATGTGTACCAGAATGTCTTACACTTTCGGTTGACCCTTTGATAGCAACTTCCAAGCATTTTTTATAGGTATATCCTTTAGTAAGTCCGTATACAAAGCCTGCTAGAAAACAATCTCCAGCACCAGTTACATCGGATACCTCTACAGTTTGTACAGGCATGTCATATTTAATTTTATCTATAGTTGCTGTAACACCTTTTCCTGCATTAGTGGTAATAATGTTTCCTTGCCATTTATCAAATCCAAACTCAAACATTTCTTTATAATTAGGTTTGACTAGCCATGCATCTTTATACTCATTAATATTACGTTTAGGATCTACAATAACCTTAGGTCCTTGACTATTAATATGTGCAATAATCTCTTTTACTTTGTCTAACACACCTTTATTATAATCGCTGAGTATTACATAATCAAATGACGAGAAGTCACTACGCAATACATTTTTCAGTACCGCATCTCCATCACCGTTCTCGTCTTCATCTAGTCGTGTAACATAGTGACCATCGCATATAATACGAGTTTTTACGCTTCTAGGTTGTTCTGTTTCTAGAAGTGTTACATTAACACCTAAATTTTTTAAATTTTCATAAACAAGTCCTGCACCTCCAAGTGAAGTTGCTATCTTTTCTACATTTACTACAGGAACAGGTGCTTCCGGACTAATTCTTGTACTAGATCCGTAAATATATTTGTCAACTATTACATCACCAAAGACTAAAACTTTCATAGTTCATTATACCTGATTATCTAGTTTTTGTCAAGTAAATCTATAACTTGAAACACAGTTTCTAATTTGTTTAAACTTACTTTACTTTGCAAAGTATTGCGTAATCCGTGGTGTAACGGTTTTGGCCACTTACCAAAACTTACCCAAGCATATCCATCATGTTCCGCATTTAACTTTGGAATGAATTCTTCGTTTATTACACATAGATATGTATGAAACAAAAACTTACTATCAGTAGAAACAAATGTTTCTAACGGCATTGTTTTTTTAATTTTTGGTAGTTCACCTAGTTCTTCTTGGATTTCACGTTGTAATCCTTCCCAGGGAGTTTCTTTGCCTTCATTTGTTCCGCCCACAAGGCCCCATAAATTATTTTGTTTTCCATTATTTCTATGTAAAAAGAGGAATCTTTTTGTTGTTAAACTATAGAATAATGCACCACTACATACTATTTCCTTCATAAAAATAGTTATCCGTTAAGTGCAATCCTCCAAGTACCTTCTGGATAAAGGCCTTCAACACTTAATAACCAATCTGTGCCGTCCCACCTATATTGAATCCCAGTATTTAAATTAGTAATGTATGTAATTGCAGTAACAGTAGAAGCATCAAACACAATATTCCATTGCGAGCCTGACCACTCTATAATATCATTTTCACTTGCAACAAGATCGCTATTATCATTATTTTTCCAAGCATCTGCTCCGTCAGTATTTCCTGTAGCTCCTATAGAACCTAATAATAATACACGGGTTCCTTGTGCTTTATTTGCAGGAAATGTCTTTTGCGGATCTATTATAAAATCAACTGATGTCAAAGATGTAACTGATCTATAGCTACTATTAATTACAGTATTAGCAGGAAAACTATCAGTATCCCAGTTCACTACTAGTTCAGTGTTGTCCAATTCATTTAGTGCGACTGTACCTGTAATTGTTGTATTAGTATCTAGCTTACTAAGATGTATTCTTGATATACCAGCTTGATATTGTCCAGGATGTGTATCTAATATATTAGACCAATTAGTTTGTCCAACTACGCCCTTATTAGATATAGTCAATTTATTTCCACTTACAAATAAGTCATAACCTTGATAGTTTGTTGTAACAACATGTTTAGTATTTGTTGTTTCTGTTGTTCTGTTACCGTCTCTATCAACAGTTCCTGGTACACTATTATCGTCAAATGCATTCAATATTGGAGATGATAGTCCTAGTTCTATAGTACCACGCGATTCGTCGTGTATGCTTGTTATGATTTGTGAAATTACACCAAGACGTTTTACTTTTACCGGAGGTGAAATATAAATTGGAGTGCTAAATGTTAGTGTAGCAACATCAATTTGGTCGTCAATACCAACCGGAATTGCTCTTGAACTAAAATTTACGTTATCTAGTGTAACTACACTTAAACTAGTCCAATCAATATAGTTATCAGTAGTCTGTATTTCTAAACTAGGATTGAATAGCATTAAAATTTGTTCAAGTATCTGTAATTTTTGATCTGTGTTTGTACTCCATATATCTACATTTACTGTTAACATATATGGCGTAGGCATAAGCCTCTCAACTGTATAATTTTTACCTTCATAATTTAAGTATTCTTTTCCTGCACTATCATATGCCCTTTCTCTAACATTTACTTTACTAATAAAACTTTGGTCAGCGGTTCTATCTCTGTCTAATGCTAGTCCGGAAATATAAATTGCTATACGAGGAGCACTAGGAATTTTATTCTCTGAATTATCTCTAATAATTCCTGCAACTTGACGTGTTAGATCTCCATACAAAACAGGTACAACAACTTCTGCTCCTTTACCGTCTTTGTAAGAATAATTACTAAA